GTTACTGATACTGGGCATGGTCACGGCATTACTGATCCTGGCCACACTCATGACAGCATTGCAGCTGGTACGTCAGGAAGTCCGACATATGTCACAAAAGCAGGCAGCAGCGGCGACCGCATATTTACCACTGGTTCTGCACCCACCAACATTTCCATAGTCGCAAATACAACTGGTATCAGTATTCAAAACAATGGCGGCACCGAAACCCGCCCGCGCAACGTTGCCCTCCTAGCCATTATCAAATACTGAGTCATGAAGATCTACCACTACCACCCCGAAACCGGTGTCTTGCTTGGCGAAGGCGTTGCGGATAAAAGTCCGCTGGAAAAAAACGTGTGGCTGATTCCTGCTCATGCGACAACAAAAGTGCCGCCAAAAGCGAAGGATGGTTACCATTGTGTGTACAACGGCTACACCTGGAAAAATCAACCCATTCCGGAACCCAAACCCGAGCCTGATCCGCCGGCAGTTACAGAGCAGGCTGTTATGCCGCCGCTGACACCTGAACAAAAGCTTGCTGCTGCCGGTCTTACGGTGGCCGAACTCAAAACGCTCTTGGAGCTTGATTGATGCCATCCCGCAAGATTTCTGAACTGACTGCGCTGACCGCACCAACAAGCGCTGACGTGCTGCCGATTGTTGATGTTTCGGAGGCTTCGCCGGACAGTCAAAACAAAAAAATTACTTACGCCGAGTTGCTAAGTAGCGCACCGGCTGGTACGGCAGCAGCGCCAGCATTTGCGTTTGACGGCGACTCAGATACCGGCATCTACGTATCTGCGGCAAATGAGCTATCGGTAACGACGGGCGGCACTGAGCGACTGCGTATTGATGCGACTGGTCAAATCGAGGCGGTGTCACTTGGTACGGCTGCAGCACCTACTTACACGTTCACCGGTGACCCAAACACTGGTTTTTATTCCCCTGGAGCTGATCAGGTTTCTTTCGCTACTGGTGGCACGCAGCGATTGACGGTCGATACAGTTGCGACTACTTCAACGCTGCCTATTATTCACCCTCTTGGTGGCGCTGGTGCGCCAAGCGTTGCATTCACTGGCGATCTAAACACCGGCATTTACAGCCCCGGTGCCGATCAGGTTGCCATCAGCACGGGCGGCACTGGGCGAATGCTTGTGGATGCAAGTGGTCGCGTGGTCATTGGGACGACTTCGGCAAATGGCCCTGGACTACTGCAAGTCAATGGTGGGTACAACATCTTAAAAGGCTTTAATCGCAGGCCGCCTTTGCATCGTAATTCGTTGTTTTATAAAACATCAAGCACTGAAATTAGCATTGTTGCTGATTGCGCTCTTAATGGGTATTTCTATCAAAACGCCACTCCGCTGACAATGCCCGGCAGTTTCACCAACAATACCGACTACGCAATTTGGCAGCATCCGACCACTGGCAACTTAGTGGCTGATGCCAGCTTCACAACGGCGCCGGCAGGAGCTACTGGCGGCTCGGTGGTGGGTGGATTTCATTACATCCCCAGCGGACGCCCCACAGCCTTTGACAACGGCAGCCCCACAGCCGCTGCTGAGATCCTCGAATACAGCCTCTGGGATCTCACTTGGCGCCCGAGCTGCTCTGATCCTCGTGGCATGGTTTGCATTGAAGGCGGCTTTTGGATTGATCTCTACCTAACCGGAGCAACCAGCTATGCAGGCACAACTTTCTCTGCGGTGCCCAGCAGCAAGATCGGCCTGACCATTGCTGATAGCAGCAGCGCACCGTTAGTACCGGCGCAGTTTGGCGGGAATGGCAGCACCACCTATGGCGGCTTCTCTTGGTACGAGGCGTCGGAGATGTCTAGGAGTTTTGGAAAGAAGCTGCCCACTTACGACCAGTTTTCAGCGGCTGCTTACGGGGCACCTGAAGCCAGCTCTCGCGGCTCTGATCCAGGGACGGTGCAATGGGAGCGCGTGAGCCTATTCGGCTTAGCGCAAGCGACAGGCACTATGTGGCAGTGGGCTCAGGAAACATGCACGGCTGAATCACCGACCGCTTGGCAGACGGGAATCACAATCGGACGTGGTGATGTCTACGGAAGTCAGACCCGCGCACTATTCATAGGAGGTAGCTGGGACAACAGTTCTAATTCCGGTTCGCGCTCTGCCTTTTGGAACGCCGCTCCGTGGAACACCTACGCCAATGTTGGGGCTCGCTTTGCGGCAGGGCATCTGGTGCTTGGATAAAAAGCTAATGGCACATCAATTCCACGGAGACAACAAATGACCATCATCAACAACACAGTCGATTTAACATCATCGCCATCCGGTGATGAACACCTTGCATTTCTTAATGCATTGCTCAACGACTACATCACCTTTGACGATGCGGTCTACCCACAGGATTACGACCGTAATCTACAGCCCGGTGATAACGGCTACGTCGCTCCCGTCATCCGCAAGGAGTGGAACGCTAGCGCTGCTGCGGCTTGGGGATTTGCCAATCGCGCAGCGGTGGAATCGGCACTGGCCGTGCTTTAGGCTTAATCAATGCTTGCTGTCTAGTTTTGATCTGTTTACCTTGGGATTGAGTATGGCAGTCAAATCAAAAACCGCACTGGGGCGCGTTGACCACAAAGCAGGCCGCCCAAAAACTACAAGTCAGGGCATGGGGCAACACTCGCGTCCACGCCGTCGTGGCAAGAAAAAGCTAGTTGGGCAAGGGCGATAAGCTGATGGCATGATCGAGCTGATCGCTGCTGTTGCCGGAGCTTCGATCTCCGTTGCCGCAATGGGCGCGATGGGCTTTAGCCGCCGCAATGATGAAGCACGTGATGCAGTAATTCGCCTCACAAGCGCCGTAGAGCACATTGCCACGCAGCTTGAAGTGCTGCACACTGACATTAAAGAAGATCGCAAGGAAACGTTCACACGGTTAAATACGGTAGAGCAGAGAGTCACTAAGCTAGAGGCACGGCCATTTGCCTAGCCATGGACTTTTTTTCGCATCCTGCCTTTTGGATTTGCGTCGCTGCTGCCAGCGAGTTGATCGCGCTGTCGCCGTTGCGCGATAACAGCATCATCCAGTTGGTGTTTCACGCCCTCCGCGCCATCAAAGGAAAAAAGCTCTAGGCAAAACCTGGGAGCAAGCTGTACGGGAGTGGTGGTTTGAAGCACTGCTCCCCGGCAAACTCGATGATGCTGAACGAGATTGGCACGCAGCGCAACCGGCGGAGTCAAAGCCGGTGATCACGCATCACGCGGTTGACGATAACCTGCAGACAGGCGAAAGCCGCAAGCTTGGCGGCGCAATGGAGATCAAAGCGCCATGGTCAAACTGACCGACCTGTTTAAGTATTACAAGCACGGCACGCCACATCAAATGGCGGCAGTGTCTGAATTAGAAGTCGAGCTATTAAAGGTTGCGCCTCAAATCTTTAATAGAGATCAGCCTTGGTACAAGACTTGGCAGGCTGGCGGCAAACTGCATAATTATGACGCAGCGGTAAAACTCATTAAAGAGTTTGAGGGCGTGCATCTCAGCGCCTACCCCGATCCGCTACATGGCTGGGATGTGGCAACGATTGGGTATGGCACCACGCGCTATCCAGATAGCCGCAAGGTGGAGCGCGGCGACAAGATCACCGTGATTGATGCTGATGAACTGCTGCAGCTTGAAGTTGAACGTATTGCAACCAAGCTACGTGCATCAATACCGCACTGGCGCGCAATGAGCGGCAACAAGCAATGTGCATTGATTAGCTTTGCCTACAACCTTGGCTCTAGCTTTTATGGCAGCGCAGGATTTGAAACAATTAGCAAGCGACTGAAAGACAAGGACTGGGCGGCAGTGCCAGCCGCAATGGAGTTGTACCGTAACCCAGGCACCAACGTTGAAGCTGGCCTATTGCGTCGCCGCCGCGCAGAAGGCAGGTTGTGGTCCGGCGAGCAGCAGCAAGATCCAGCAAAGCTATCGCCGAATAGCCCATTTACTGCACGCATCACGCCGCATGTTCAGCTTGGTGAGTTTGCGCTATGGCAAGAGGCACGACGCTTTGATCATCAGTACCAGCTTGATACTGCTGCAGAGCTTGCTGCATTTCTTGAGCGCGCCCGCGTCAAGTTTGGCGGCAAGCCTGTAATTATTACCAGTGGTTACAGGCCACGTGCAATCAATGCCGCGGTTGGCGGATCAAGTGCTAGTGAGCACTTATACGATGCGCCTAATGTTGGAGCTGTTGATTTTTATATCCGCGAGGTCAACATCAACCACGTGCAAGATTGGTGCGACGCTAATTGGCCCTACTCGCTTGGCTATGGTGCACCTAAAGGATTCGTGCATTTAGGAATGCGACGCGGGCGACCTCGTGTGCGGTGGGATTACTAGACTGCAGTGTAAGCCGCTACCAACGGCATGGCGATTACATCCGCGCGGTTATCGCCAGAGCTGTTAGAGGTGCGCATACCTTACACCAGTGTTAAGCAACCAGTCACATTTTTACTAGCATCTGACATCCACCTAGACAATCCAAAATGCAACCGCGGATTGTTTAAGCAGCATCTTGAA